TACACAACCGATCAAGATTCGGCGTTAAAATACGTCATTTCGTCGAGCAAAAACCCGCAAATGTTATTATGCGGAACGCCGCCAACAATGGAATCCTCCGGAACTGTTTTCCGGCATCTGAGGGACCTTGTTTTTCAGGGTAAAACAGAGGATACAGGTTGGGCGGAATGGTCGGTCGAAGAGCAGCACGACCCGCGAGACGTTGACGCCTGGTATGAAACGAACCCTTCCCTCGGTTCGATCCTGAGCGAAAGAGTTATACGCGCCGAAATCGGCGAAGATAACTTAGATTTCAATATTCAACGTTTAGGATATTGGGTTTCCTACAATCTGAAATCAGAAATTTCCCGCGCAGAATGGGAGGATTTGCAGCTTCAAAAGCTGCCGGCGCTCAGATCGAGGATTTTTGTAGGGATAAAATACGGGAAGGTTCTTCCGACGGTCGCGGTTTCGATTGCGATTCGAACGGAGGACGGCCGGATTTTTGTTGAGGGTATAGATTGCAGGCCGGCGCGCAATGGGACGGACTGGATAATAGCATTTTTGAAATCGATTGACGTGCAGGCGATAGCCATAGACGGCGCAAACGGTCAACAGATTTTAGCGGACGCAATGAAGGACGCGCGGATCCACGCGCCGATTCTTCCGACCGTAAAAGACGTGATAGCGGCATACGCGACGTTTGACCAACGGTTAGCGGCAAAAGAAATTTGCCATATGGGGCAGCCGTCCATGACGCAATCGGTTACAAATTGCGAAAAAAGGACGATAGGAAGCAACGGCGGTTTTGGTTACAAGAGCATTAACGACGCCGTCGACGTTTCCCTCCTGGATTCTATGGTCCTCGCGCAATGGGTTTGCGGAACAAAAACGCGAAAAGTGAAAAGGCAGCAGCGAGCCAGTTGTTAATGCGAATAACTCGCGTTGACTATAACGACCGATACCACCGGGTTAAGTGGGAAAGGAGAACAAAATGGCAGACTTTACACCGATCAACACTCAGGAAGAACTGGACAAGGTCATAGGGCAGCGCCTCGCGAGGGAACGCGAGACCGTAACAAAGGAACTAAACGGGCAAATCGCCGAACGGGACGAAAAGATTAAAGGCTTTCAGTCTCAGATTGACGATTTGAACAAGAAACTGGAGACGGCGAACGCGGCCGCAGGAAAGATTCCGGAACTCGAGAGCAAGGTGAAGAAATACGAGACCGACTCGGTAAAAACGCGGATTGCTCATGAGGTAGGGCTGCCGTATGAAATGGCCGGACGCCTGAGCGGAGACGATGAAAAAACAATCAGGGCGGACGCGGAGGGTTTGAAAAAGATCATGGGAGACCCGAACCCCGCGCCGCTGAAATCGACAGAAACAGGAACGGAAGGCCTCACGGGTGCGTGGGGTCAAATGCTGCAAAGCATGAAAGGAGAATAAAAAATGGCTAACACTCTGAAAAGCGGATCCCTCTTTCCTGAGGAGATCGTAAAGGAAATGATTTCCAAAGTTAAGGGGCATAGTTCTCTCGCGAAACTCGCGAATCAGAAGCCGATTCCCTTTAACGGCGAGAAGGTTTTTGTTTTCAACATGGAGGGCGAAGCGGAGATCGTGGCGGAGGGCGCCGCGAAGCATGGCAACGAAACGACCGCAACGCCGGTTATCGTGCGGCCGGTCAAGTTTGTTTACCAGTCCCGCGTGAGCGACGAATTTATCCATGCGGCGGAATCCGTGCAGCTTGATTATTTGCAGAGGTTCGCGGAGGGATTCGCCCGGAAAATCGGTCGCGGCCTGGACCTCGCCGCGTTCCACGGCGTGAACCCGCGCGACAACAAATCCCTGGCGTCCCTGGCCGCTAACAATTTCGACGATATCGTCGAAAACCTTGTTACCTACAACAGCAGCACGCCGGACGATAACCTGGACGCGGCTATCGCGCTGATTAACGCCGGGGATTTCGACCTTACGGGCATCGTAATGTCCCCCGCTTTCGGCGCTGCAATGTCCAAAGTTAAGGTTAACGGCGTCGTTCAGTATCCGGAGTTCCGGTTCGGCGGAAAGCCTAATACTTTCGCCGGTTACGGGGCGGATATCAATAACACCGTATCCAAATTTAAAACCGTGGAGGCGGGTTCCGAAGAAACCGTTTATACGGATCACGCTATCGCCGGCGATTTCGAAAATTTCGTTCGTTGGGGATATGCTAAGAACATCCCTCTCGAAATTATTGAATACGGCGATCCCGACGGCGCAGGCCGGGACCTGAAGCAGTATAACGAGGTTTGCCTCCGTTCCGAATCCTATATCGGTTGGGGCATCCTCGACGCGGACGCGTTCGCGATCGTTCACGCGGAAAATACCTGATGAAGTATAGGAACGTCAAAACCGGCGCGGTTGTAGATGTGGACTGCGAACTCGGCGGAGCGTGGGAGCCTGTAAAGGCTCCCCGCCCTACAGGGGCCACAAAAAGCGGCCGGAAGAGTAAAGAAGAACCCAAAGAACCGGTAAAGGATGAAAAGAAATGAGCAATTACGCGACAATTGAGGACGTCCGGTCCCTGTGGCGCAATTTGACACAGGAAGAGACGGAACGCGCGGAAAGCCTGATAGAGGTTGTCAGCGCAAGCCTGAGGGTTAAGGCTAAAGAGGTCGGGAAAGACCTCGACGCCATGATTACGGCGGACCCTGATTTGGCCGTCGTGGCTAAGTCCGTCACGGTTGACGTTGTCGCGCGAACTCTCATGACGTCGACGAACCAGGAACCCATGACGCAATACTCGGAATCGGGTCTCGGCTATTCGGCCTCAGGTACTTTCCTGGTCCCCGGCGGAGGTATTTTCATAAAGCGAACCGAACTCGCGCGGTTGGGGTTGCGCCGGCAGAAAATCGGAACGCTGAATATTTACGGAGGACGAATCGCGAATGATGATTAAAGGAATACCGATAACCCTGATTCGAAAAACGGAGACAGGGCGAGACGGTTTCAACAATCCAATATACAGCGAGACGTCCGAAATTGTCGAAAATTGCCTCGTTTCCCCGATTTCGGAGGGTGACAATTCGATTACAACGGACCTCGCAATGAACGGAAAACACGGGCTTTATCAGGTTGCGATCCCGAAAGGCGACGCGCACGCCTGGGAAGGTTCGGACGTTGAATTTTTCGGGCATAGGTGGAAAGTTATCGGATTCCCGACGGAAGGGATTGAAAGCCTTTTGCCGCTTGACTGGAATAAGAAAATTGTGGTTGAACGCTATGGGTAAGGTTGAAATCAAACTAAACCGGGCCGGCGTGCGCGAATTGCTCAGGTCGGCGGAAATGCGCCAGATTTGTGTAGAACAGGCGCAGGCTATCGCAGCGCGTGCGGGTAACGATTACGCGACAGATTCGCGGACAGGCGTTAACCGCGTGAACGCGTCTGTATATCCGGCGACCGCTGAGGCGTCGCGGGACAACATGAAAAACAATACTCTGTTAAAGGCGGTGAAAGGATGATAGAAACAATCGTTATCGGTTATCTGAATAACCGTTTATCCGTGCCGGCATACGCGGAAAGGCAGGAAGAACCGGGCGAGGAGTATGTTTTGATTGAAAAAACGGGCGGAGGCCGCCGGAACCTGATAGAAAACGCCATGATTGCAATTCAATCATACGCCGGGAGTAAATTCAGGGCGGCACAAATCAATCAGGAAGTAAAGGCCGCTATGAATGGAATTACGGCGCTCGACAATGTGTCCGCCTGTAACCTTAATTCGGATTACGATTATACGGACACGGAAACCAAATCGTACCGCTATCAAGCGGTTTACGATATTACCTTTTTCGACGAATAAGGAGGAACGAAAATGAATAACGCTCAGAATGTAACAACCGGAAAACCGAAAGTCGGCGGCGCGGTTTACGTCGCGCCCCTGGGGACCGCCCTTCCGACGGACGCGAAAGCAGCCCTGAACGAGGCTTTCGAATCCCTCGGCTATATTTCCGAGGACGGCCTGGTCAATAACAACAGCCCGGAATCTGATTCCGTGAAAGCATGGGGCGGCGATACGGTCCTGCATTTTCAGACCGAAAAGCCCGACACGTTCGGGTTTACCCTTTTGGAGGTACTGCGGCTTGCCGTGCTGAAAGTCGTTTACGGAGACGATAACGTTACCGGCGATATTGACACCGGAATCGCGATTAAGGCGAACAGCCAGGAGCAGGTAGACCGTTCTTGGGTTTTCGATATGATTCTGAAGGGCGGAATCCTGAAGCGGATTGTCATTGCATCCGGCAAGATTACGGAGGTCGGCGAAATTAACTATACGGACAGCGACGCCGTCGGTTATGAGACCACGGTTTCGGCCGTTCCGGATTCCGCCGGAAATACTCATTATGAGTATATCGCGAAGCCCGACGAAACCAACGCCGGCGGCAGCAGCAACGCCGGCGGCAACAGCGAGGGAACGCCGTAAGAGGCGCAAACGGCGAGGGGCTATCCCCCTCGCCCTATTTTCACAATAATAGAAAGGAAAAATAAACATGGATAAGAAGGAAAGAAGCGAAAACCTTATTACGATCACCCTGGAATGCGGCGCAGAGTTGCATATCAAACGCGAAACCCTCGACAATATGGAACTAATGGACGAACTCGTCGCCGTAGACGAGGGCGACCCGACGGCGGTTAGCCGAATCCTCAGGCTGATTCTTTCGAAAGAGGATAAAGAGGCCCTTTACAACGCTCTGCGCGAGGACGGCCGCGTTCCGACGTCAAAGGTTATTGTGGCGCTGAAGGATATGTTTGATAAAATCGGAGAACAGGGAAAAAACTAATAATCCTCGCCGCTATGCTTTCGGAATCGGAAACCGATTTGATTTGTGATTTCGCGGAATATTATCACGTCCTGGACTGGCGAGCGCTGCCGCTTAAAACAGCGGCGGCGCTCGCTGCCGGTTTACGGGATGAATCGCGAACGATTATCAGGATTTCAGGGTCGAGCGTATCGCCGGCGCAAGCGCTCGCGGCCGCGACCCTGGACGGAATTAATTTACTTGTTTGGGCGAAAACAAAAGACGCTCAGAAAAACAGAAACCGCCCGAAATCGATTTTCGATATTCTCACAAAGGCGCAGCAAAACGACGATTTCGAGAAGTTTGATAGCGGCGAGCAATTTGAAGAAGCCCGACGGCGTATCATAAA